ATCGTTGGGAAAAACCCATCGAGTTCAGCTTTGAATACAAGCCATATAAGTTTCCCATCGGTGAAACTGTTGAGGCTCCGATTGAGGCTGTTCGTCACATATTCGGTCATGGCGACCCAGACAAAGAACAATACATGGCTCGGCTGTCCATGATTAAGACCAAGAATGACATTCCTGAAGGATTGAAAATCTTGAGCAAAATCGAAATCTCAGAGACACCGCCAGCCAAAAACCACTTGTTATCCCCGGTGGTTGAGCGAGTACCCCTACCAACCGCAAGGAAGGTCGGGGGGAAAACCAACGCCGTTGAAACTCAAAATGGATAACAAATGGCTCAAACGCTCCAAGGCTACATCACCGAAGTTAGGCGATTGCTGCATGATGCAACAGCCGTCTTCTACACCAACGACCAGCTAACCAGCTACATCAATGGTGCGCGTGCCCGTATCGTGCGCGATACAGGGTGTTTGAGAACAATGCAAGTGTCGCAAACACCTTGCACTCCCGTTGCCGGAGGAAAGAATCCCGTGATTTGGGCTGCTGGATTGGCGGTCAGCACGGGCGATTATGTTTTCTCCAACATCTTCATTTACAAAGTCACAGCCGGTGGCATCTTGGGTACAACCGTGCCGCCCTATCCATCGGGCGCAAACGTCTACCCGCCATCAACACCATTTACTGACGGCACAGCGACATTGCAATATGCTGGTCCTTGTGAAGTCATCAACTACGCCAGTTTGCCAAATGGATTGCAAACGCTGGACGTATTGAACATCAACCTTTATTGGGGAAACTCTCGGATTCCATTGCGATATATGCCGTGGACTCAATTCAATGCTGAATTGCGCTACTGGCAAAACTACATCGGTCGCCCAATTGCTTTCAGCATTTTTGGGCAAGGTCAAATTTATGTTGGACCAGTTCCAGACCAAGTTTACACAATCGACTTAGATACAGTCATCTTGCCAACAGACATGGTGAATCTCACCGATGTGGACACCATTGATGACCCGTATTCAAGTCCCGTGAAGTTTTATGCTGCATACCTTGCCAAGTATTACGAGCAATCGTTTGGCGAGGCAGAAATCTATTTGCAGCAATACAAACAACAAACTCAGGCGGTGCTGGCATCCACTTACACAAGAAGGATTCCAGACCCCTACTCAAACATCTATTGACCTATGGCAGCCGCAGAGCAAAAAAAATCCTACGAGGTTGTCAAACAGTTCAAGGGTGTGAACACCAAGGCGAACCGCACCGCCATTGGGGATGACGAATTCTATTGGCTTGAAAATGCCATGCCGATTGGCTACGGCAATTTGAAAGTCACGCCAAACAAAACCAGCTTGGGAATTACTTTTTCCCACACGGTTGTCTATTTCTTCTCTGCAAACATTGGTCTTGTTGATTACCTGATTGCGTTTGAAGATGACGGCTCTGCCGAATATGTTGCGCTGGATACAAACACCAAAGGCACTATCGCGCCAGCCGGTACATTCAGCACAGACAACATCAACATCAGTCAATGGAAAAACGAACGCATCCTGATTGCTGACCCCGTGAAGGGTTACTACACATGGGATGCCAAAGACTTGATTTTTGTTGGCTCTGTCGGTCAGATTGGCATTGTGTCCGGAGGTGCTGGATACACCTCCGCGCCAGCCGTTGTGATTTCCGCGCCCAACCAAACCAACGGCGTTCAAGCGACTGCGACTTGCACAATCTTGGCAAACGCTGTTTCGTCTTTGTCATTGACTGAAGCCGGGTCAGGCTACACAAGCCCACCGACTGTGACTTTTGTCGGCGGTGGCGGCTCTGGCGCAAATGCGATTGCAAGCATTGCGACTTTCAAACAAGGCACGGTGTCGTGCTTGGTGACAAGCGGCGGTCAGGGATACACCAATGCAGCAAACATTGTGGTGACCATTTCTGGTGGCGGTGGAACAAGTGCTGCTGGTACGGCGATTACCGTTGGCAATGTCATCACGCAAATCATCATGACTAATGGTGGAAGCGGATACACAAACTCATCCAACATCACAGTCACAATCACGGGCGGGGGCGGTTCAAACGCGACAGCCAAAGCCATCATCAATACCGAGAAAAATTCTGGTATTCAGTCATTCTCTGGTCGCGTGTGGATTTCAAGTGGTCGCACGGTCAGCTACTCCGCTGCTGGCTCATACAGCGACTTTGTGACCGTTTCTGCTGGTCAAGTGACTTTGACCGATGCAACCTTGCACGGCAACATCACGCAGCTTTTGTCGGCAAACAACTTCTTGTACATCTTTGGCGATGACTCCATCAACGTCTTCTCTGATGTGCGCGTGACCAACCTTGGCACAACGCTGTTCACAAACACCAACGTCAGCGCGTCCATTGGTTCAAAGCTGGCTTATGCCATCTTTCCATACTTTCGGTCTGTGTTGTTTATGAACGACTACGGCGTGTACGCGCTGGTCGGTTCAACCACTACCAAAATTTCAGACAATCTTGACGGCGTGTTTCCTCACATTGACTTCACGACAGAGGAAACTACCGGCGGTCAAGTTCTGCTGAATAACATTTTGTGCGCTGGATTTAACTTCAGATACACCGGCGGTCAAGGAACATCAAGTTCTGCGCGATACATTCAAGCCATCTTTTTTGAAAAGAAATGGTTTTTCACCAGCAACGGCAACGACTTGAAGTACATCACTTCTGCGCCCGTTGGCGGCAAAATCAATATGTATGGCACAAATGGCACAAGCTGTGTACGATTGTTTGCAGACACAACCGCAAACGTGAGCAGCTATGTGCAGACATCTTTGAATCCGATGAAAGACCCCATTCGGACAAAACAAGCGTTGAAGGTGGGTGTTGAGGCTACGTTGACCACCGGCGCAGAATTGACCATTACAGTTGACTCTGAAAGCGGCTCAAGCGCCCCCATTACGCTTGGTCAGCTTGTTGATTGGATTAACAATTTCAGCGCAGTAATCTCTTGGGTCAACAACAGCGCACAGACAATCAGTTGGTATGGTGGTGGAGGTTACACGCTGTACAAGACTGATGCAAAACAATGGGGCAAGTATTTGGGAATGACGGTGACATCAACTGACCCCGGCATTGTGATTAACGGTTTTGAATACGAACATGAATTGAGAGTGAGGTTCTAACATGGCAGTTCCATACACCTTTGGTAGCGCAACGACAAGCATCCCGCTGTCGCAGCTTGATTCCAACTTTGCTACGCCCATCACATTGGGCAACACCGCCATTCAGCTTGGCAATACAGTTACCAGTTTGACGGGGCTTACAAACGTATATACCGGTACATTGTTTGTCACCGGAGGTGATAGCTCTATTCAGCGTAATGGAGGAAACACTTGGGTAATTATTTCCAGCAATACTGGATACGGCTCAAACGGCACACACTTAAAACTTGATTCGTCAACGGTTCCCGGTGGATTTTATTTTTTCAGTCAAAGCACTTCATTTTTTGAATGTGCTGGCGTTGGCAATACTGTTGTATTGCAAGGCGGCACTCCTAGCACCGGTACTGGCATTGCCTTCCCCGCAACTCAATCAGCATCAAATAATGCAAACACGCTAGATGATTATGAGGAGGGGACTTGGACACCTAATGTGTATCACTCAAGTTCAAACAACAGCACTTGGACAGTTAAAAGTGGTAGGTATCTAAAAATTGGTTCACAAGTAACTTGTTGGTTTTATTGCGATGGCGGCAACTCTGGAACTGCGGGGTCGCAATTAGTAATTTCAGGTATCCCTTTTGCGCTTTCTGGAGTTCCTAATACTGCCACTATGGGCGAATGGGGCGCAAATAGTACAACCCCTGTTCTTTGTGGTAACTGGTTAAATATTGGAGGAACCCCACAGGTCTATAACGGAGGTTCTGGCATGACAACGCAGGCTACTTATTTTTCTGGATGTTTTACATACACCGCTTAACCAAGAAGTTCATTGGCTTGATTGGATTGGTCAGGCTGGACACAACACAAATTTTAAGGATAAATCAAAATGGCAATCACAAAAGAAATCGTAGTAGACCAAATTACCGTAACTGAAAATGGAACGGTTATTTATCGTGAAGCAACTCGCATCATAGAAGATGGCACTCAACTGAGTCAAACTTATCACCGCACAAGCCTAACACCGGGTCAAGACCTTACAGGAGTTCCAAGCAATGTTGTTGCTCATTGCAACGTTGCTTGGACATCTGAAGTAATTGCCGCTTATGAAGCAGAGCAAGCTCGTATTGCTGCCGAAATAGCCGCAATTGCAGAAGCGCAATCAAAACAAGGATAAGTTATGAGCGTTAATGCAGCTTTTACAAAATCAGGAAACACGGTAGCGTTTCTTGCTGCGGCAACTGCGCCTACTGCTGTTCAAGCTGTTTCAACAACGCTTGGAGGCAATCAATATCGCATCATCAATGCTGGTTCTAACACCGTGTTTCTTGGATACGGTACAAGCGCCAGCGATGCTGCAAACGCTGCTGTTGTGGTCACAACAACTGGTCTGTCTTTTCCGCTGCTTGCTGGTACTGATGAGATTTTGACTTTTGTGCCAAACGCATATTTCACCGGTGTCACATCTAGCGGTACTGCACAGGTGTACATCACTCCGGGCGATGGGATGTAATCATGCTCAAGACAGTAGCTCAATCATCACTCACAGGCGCATTGGTTTATCAGGGCACATGGGATGCCAGCGCAAACTCGCCTACGCTCACCTCTAGCGTTGGCACAAAGGGCTACTACTACGTTGTTTCTGTTGCCGGTACAACCAACCTCAACGGCATTACTGATTGGCAAATTGGCGATTGGGCGGTGTTCAATGGCACGGTTTGGCAAAAAGTAGACAACAGCGAGGCGGTGACTTCGGTCAACGGTCAAACTGGCGCGGTTGTTTTGGGCGTTGCAAACATTGCTGGCGCAGTACCCAATACCGTCAACGTCCTTGCTGGAGGTCTTTTGTCCGGCGGCGGTGCGCTCACGGGCAATGTGACCATCAGCTTGAGCAATGTGCCCGTTGCAAACGTAACTGGCGGCGTTGCAAACACAAGAACAATCAATGTTGCTGGTTTGCTTTCTGGCGGCGGCAACTTGGCAAGCAATGTCACTATTACTTTGAATAGCGTGCCGGTGGCAAACGTGACCGGCGCTGTGCCAAACACGGTCAATGTGCTAACTAGCGGCTTGCTGTCGGGCGGTGGCGCTCTGACCGGCAACGTGACCATAACGCTCAACAATGTGCCATCAGCCAATGTGACCGGCTTGGGCACTATGGCAACTCAAAATGCCAATGCAGTCGCTATAACTGGCGGGAATGTGGCAGCCAACCTGACCGTGTTAAACGCAACAAACGCAAACGCAACCTATCAAACATCCAGCTTGCCTCTTGTTCCGGCTGGATACATTCAAATTCAACTGGCAAACGCGACTGTGGTCAAAGTGCCTTACTACGCAGCATAAAAAATGGAATTTCAACCCGTATTCAATCTCGTTGGTGGCGCAATTCTGGTCGGTGTCGGCTGGTGGTGCAAAGAAATTTGGGATTCTGTGAAGAAGCTCAAGGATGACATTCAAGCCATCGAAGTTGATTTGCCCAAAAACTATGTCAGCAAGTCTGATATTGATTCTCGTCTGGACAAAATCGACCAAGTGCTTGAACGAATCTTTGACAAGCTGGATGCAAAGGCTGACAAATGAACATGGACACGCTTTCTGCTGTCGAGTACGGCAACAACGATTCTCTACAAGAATTCTTGTTTGAGAACGGGTTGCAGCACAAGCTCTTTCAAGAAGTGTTCATGGATAACAATGTTTCTGTGCCCGTTTTCCCGCTGATTGACGCAGAAACATCGAATTTGGACGATTGGCTGCTTGCTCATCAGGTGGAACATCAGGCGTTTGCCAGCTTGTTAGGGCTTAACAACCCCTTTAATATGTTGGATGTTGACTTCAACAATGAATCTGATTTCTACGATTGGCTGGCAAGTCATTTGTATATTCATCAACAAATTGTTGCTTCATTAGGACTGTAAAAAATGGCTACTACACCAGAAAAAATGATGATTGATGCACCGCAGCAATCGGGACCAGACATGGAAGTTCTTGAAACCATCAAGAAGTCCAAGGGTGAAGGCAAAGCGCCGACAAAATCTGCCGTGGACATCATCACCGCTGAAGCAAAAAGAGTTGGTGTTGACCCCAAAGAGTTGTTCGCAAAGTTGGCAACAATGAAAAAAGACCCCAACGTGAAAACCGTGCAAATTGGCAATACGGTTTTCTTGTTGATTCAGGTGCAGCCTAATGTCGTTGAGGTTCACAGCTTCACCGCAGAAAGTCCAAAGGGCTTGATTGAAAACTTCAAGTCTTTGACCATGTTCTTGAAAAAGAATGGCATCAAGTCGGGGTACACCTATTCTGACCAGCCCGGATTCAAACGTCTGGCTGAAGGTTCGGGTATGCCGGTCAAGGTTTCTCAAACCGTCAAAAAGATGGGCAACGAAATGAAGCCCGTTTATATGTACACAATGGAGTTTTAATATGCCCGCTGCCGCTGTTGTTGTTCTTGAAGTCGTTGCTGCCGATGTGGTGGCTACTGCCGCTGCTGATGTCGTTGCAACCGCCGTTGCTGACACCATTCTTGCTGACGCTGTTGGCACTACCGTTGCAACCGCAATTGGTACTGGCGCTGTTGGCGGTGCTGTTGCTGGCGGCGTTGGTGCGCTTGCAACCGGCGGCGATGTTGGTGAAGGCATCCTTAAAGGTGCAGTCGGTGGCGCAGTCGGCGGCGGCGTGACCAGCGGCTTGACCGGCACAACGGGCGGCGGCATTGACCCCACAACTGGCGCAACCGTTGAACCTTCTGGACTCAGAGGCTTGACCGGCTCTGAGGCTGGCGGCAAAGCGTTGGCAAAAGCCGCTGGCTCAACTGCTGGCGGTTTGGCTACTGGTCAAGACTTGAAGACTGCTGCAACTCGCGGATTGATTAGCGCGGGTGTTGATTACCTTTATGGTGAACCGGCTGCTGGCGCAGACTCTACCGACAAAACATTGCTTGCTGTTGAAAAAGGTTTGACCACTCAAGCCGTCAATCAATTGTTTGCACCGACTCAAACTTCACAAAGCGCACAAACTGTCGGCGGTGGATTCACGCCCACAGAAACCAGCACAACAACCACCGGCGCGGGTCAAGCTCCCGGCTCACAAGCTCTGGCTCAAGCCTTGCGCGTGGGTGACATTGGTGGTCCTATTTTTGGCGGTGGCGGTGAAGACACCAAGAAAAAATCCGGTTGGAACGTGGAGTCGCTGCGTTACATGGGTCAGGAGGGGTAACTATGGCAAAGCAAATTGCAAAGCTGTTGAGAGCAGATTTGAACGCAACCAGCGACTTGGCATTGATTGCCAAGATGTTGGAAAGAAAGGGTCGCGCAAACGACACCATTCTGGCGCACATCACCGAGCGCGAAGCTCAATTGCTCAAGAAGATGGGCGGTGCTGGTACGGTCAACCCTGAAACCGGTTTGCTTGAGTTCTATGACGGCGCAGACTATGCAAGTTTTGAACCGACCACCACAAACTACGGCGCATTTGGCGAAGCTCCAATTACCGAGGTGAGCAGTCTGCCGGTGACTCCAGTTACCGTTGACAATCAAGCTCCCGCGACCGTTGCCGGTTACGAGCAATTTGCGCCTACCGCCACACAATATGGCGCGTTTGGTGAAGCTCCAACCGGTACAGCAGAAGCACCGGCTGCCGGACAGCCATCAGAATTGTTTTCTGGTTCTGGCTTGACTCAATCCGGAAGAGGCGAAACTGGCATCACGCCCGGAGCAACCTACGGTTTGAGAGCAACACCGGCACAAACTGCCGCTTTGTATCAGCCACAAATTACTGATTACAGACCCGGTTACGGCGTGACTGACACGGTGACACCCGGCGCAGCCGTGCCGCCTGAACCAAAAACAGCAGCCGAAAAATCTTTCTTTGACAAATTGTCAACCGACCAATTGGTTCGCCTTGGTCTTGCCGGTGGTCTTGGTTTGTATGGCGCACAACAATCTAAGAAGGCTGCCGCGCAAGGTCAGGCTGCCGCTGAAGAGCAAAAAGCCATTGGCGCACCGTATCAAGCCAAAGGCGCTGAGTTGCAACGCGCTGCCGCTGCCGGTGAGTTGACTCCAGCCGGTCAACAGTCAATGCAAGCCCTCCAAGCGCGTTTGGCGCAAGGTGTCGAGGCTCGCGGAGGC